TATGACCTTCAGGTTATGAGATAGCTTTTGGGGTCTGCGCCACTCTCCGCCAAGCCACGCCACACCACTCTATCTTATTGATTCTTATATTTTTATCTGGACAGCCACTACGCTGCTTCGTGTGACACGACACTTAGACTTGGAGGAACCGGGATATGCCGGGATGATCCGGGATATAACGGGATGCTAGGGAAACCGCGCCTCTGCGGAGGGTAGGGCCAATTTTTGCGCCGGCGCGTCTGATTTTTTCCGACGACACTTAGACAGTACGACGACACATGGTTTTGTAGAACCGACCAGCCGTTTGCCAGCCAGGCCGCGAAGGCCGCCGGATCGAGCGTTGGACCGTGCCGCATAGAGATTGCGACAGAATGCCCATAGCCGCTGAAACCGCGCTCGGCCGACTTTACCGTTCCGAGCGACGCCCGGTAGATTACTCTCAAACCGTGTTTTACGAAGCCGAGCGTTTGCCTTGAGTGTTGGCGGCGCGTTCCGCAATGATCTCCCGGCGGTGCCTTTCCACCAGCGGTTTGATCATGGCGAGCTGCGTGGGGATATCGGCATCCAGCGCGCCGGCGTTCGCCAGGTCGTTATAGGCCTGCGCCGCCAGGCTTCCCAGTTCCGCCAGGGACAACGTGATCCCCATCTCCTTATAAAGCTTCCCGAAGGCATCGCTGCACCGCCCCATGAGCGCCTGGTCGATCTGCCCGGCCGGCTGCGCTGCGCCGCCCGCCGGTTTTTCTCCGCTGACCAGCCATTCCATGGTTACGCCAGCAGATGCGGCAAGTCGATGCAAACCGAAAAAACTTGGCCTTGTTTTTCCGTCTCTCCATTGGGCCAGCGATTCATCTGACACACCGACTATTTTTGCCGCCGGTTTAAGGCCACCAACCGCCTCAATCGCCTGGGCAATTCTAGTTCCAACTTCAGGGCTCCAACCTGGAACTAGCGTTCTAGGTTTGCGGCTTTGTTCCGAGTTGTTTGTTTTTCTAGTCATATCAACCACATAGTTAAAAACTTGGTCCACAAAGCCCCGAATTTAAGTCGGAACCAAGTTTTCTTGTTGAAGACCAAGAAAAATCGGTTCATGTTTACCCACAGATAGATATTTCACACCCAATCAAAACCGACCTGGCGGGGTCGGTTTCACGGACGGAAGAGAGCATGGCGCGCAAGCCCAGGGACAAAACGCCCGAGGAGATTTTGTACCTCCTCAGCCTGAAAGGGCGCACCTGCGCGGACGTCGATCGAGCGCACGACCTGCAGGTTGGGACGGCGAGCAAGACGCTTGGTTACCCGCATTCATCGGCGGAACAAGCGATTGCTTCGGTCCTGGACCTGCCGGCGGCGGAGATCTGGCCTTCGCGGTACGACGCCTTCGGCAAACGCCTCAAGCCTCAACCTGCCGAAAACTATAGGTCCCGCCGCCGACTGCGTCACTGTCAAAAAAGGAGGGCGGCATGAACATGGATGCAGCCCACTGCTTGGATTGGAAAGAAGCGGGGATTTCGCAATGAACGCGCTATCCCCGATCTTCGACTTTCGTCGGATTGTTGACGCCAATATCGAGCCACGGCGTCAGCAGTCTTTGAAACCAATTCAAGGGGACCACTTGGCGCGGCATGCCCCGGCTTCTGCATTCTTGATTGTAGCCAATGAGATAGAGAACGTCCTTGGTTTTTTCGTGGACGCCGGACATGTTCTCGAGTTCCTGCCCCAATTCCTGCAACCGTTCGCGCGAAATTGTTTCACCGGCGTAACGCAGACGCGCCGCCGCGTTCGCGTATGTTTGCTGCGCATGCTTGTTCATAGCGGCTTTGTCGGACCAGCCAAAAAAGACGGCAGAAAGACTAGCGGTTGCGACGGCGGCGCCAGCGTAGACCGACACCTGAAACCCGATCAATGTTTCCAGCGCGGTGAGGGCATCTGCCACAACCGCTGCGCCGCCGACGACGCTAATCAAGCCACTGAGCGTATTCAGTCGGCGGTAATGAAGTTCAAGCGCTTGGCAATATCGGGCGGAGACGCAACAGGAGAACCGCAAAGCATAGGCTTCGTCGGCTATTTCCTCTTCGATTCTTCTTCCGTTCTCCGGTCCGGATGTTGGACTGGCGAGGTCACGAACCGGGTCGACTTGCTGCCCCCGATCTCTTTCTTCGTGCTCTCCCGAATTGTCTCTTTCGTCCATGATTTGTCCTTTTTCTTCTCGGTCACTCGGTCTTCTCCTTCTCGATTGAGTGGTTCCGGGGAGTGGGCGGGCGCGGCCCTGCATGGCTGCCCCGCCCTTTTTACTAGCATGAAACCTTCTCACTGTCAGCGCAGGCTAGCGAGTTCTTGTGCTCCGCCTGCTGTCCCCGTTCCCCATCGTTCCCTTTTCAGTTGAGGTTCCCTGAGACCATGCAAATCGTTGAGATTTCCCTGAGCGATATCGAAATCGGCCAGCGCATGCGCCCGGCCACCGACGCCTATGTGGAGGGCCTGGCGCGAGACATCGGCCAGCGCGGGCTGCGCACGCCGATCGAAGTGGCGCGGGCCGACGGCGACAAGCCTTACAAGCTGGTCAGCGGGCGGCACCGCCTGGCGGCGGTCGAGGCGCTGGGGTTGGAGACCATTACCGCCAGCGTCGTGGAGGGCAGCGACAGCGACCTGCGCCGGGACGAATTGCTGGAGAACCTGCAGCGCAACGAGTTGTCTCGGCTTGAGCGGTGCGTGTTTGTGGCGGAATTCCGCAAGTTGTACCTGGCCGAGCATCCCGAAACCGCCAATGGCGGCGATCGGCGCAGCGAGGATTTTCAGAATCCTACCGATAGGATTCTGAAACAGTGGTGGGAAGACCTGGCTGTCCGATCCGAGCGATCCCGCAGCACGATCATGCGCGAGGCGACCATTGGCGGGAAACTTGAGCCCGCGGTTGTAGAGAAGATCCGCGGAACCGTCATCGAAGATAATGTGAAGGAGCTTGAGCAGCTCGCCGACTATGGCGCGGTTATCCAGGTTCGCATTGCCAAGCTGCTCGCCGACGAGACGAAAGGCATCAAGACCGTGAAGGCCGCGGCCAAGGAAATCGAGCCCAGCGACGACGAATCGGAGAAGACACCAGACCAGATCGCGTTCGAACGGTTGATGGCCAATTGGCGAAGCGCCAGCCCGGACGTCCAGTCGTGGTTCGTCGCGGCCCTGAAAGAGACGGGGGCGCTGTAATGGCCCGAGACCGGCGGGACAAGATGACCTTCGATATCGTCGACCTGATCGACGCGACGCCTACTGCCGTCGCGTCGTATGACGAAAGCCGTGTCAGGACGTCCAGCCTGCGCGCCAAGGTCGCCCGCGCGGTCGCCGAGACGTTGCGGGACGCGGGACAGGACCGCGAGGCGATCGCCGCCGCGATGGGGGAGTGGCTGGAGGAAGAAGTCAGCAAGAACATGCTGGACAACTACGCGTCGCAGGGCTGCGAACAGCACACGATTCCCTTCATCCGCCTGCTTGCCCTGGTGCATGTGACCGAGGATCTGCGCCCGTTGACGCTGGCCACGGAACCGTTCGGATACGCGGTGGTCGACCAGGCCAGCCTGGAGTGGATCGAGATCGGCAAGCTGGCCGCCCGCCGCAGCCAGATCAAGCAGATTTCAAAAGACAACGACGACGAATTCGACGCGCGTCTGAAACGCGCGCTGCGGGGGGTTTCCAGATGAAGGAATGGTTCACCAATACCGAGCTGGCGGACCTGGCCCTTCCTGGCTTCCCGAATACGCCGCGCGGCGTTTTGAAATGGATCGAACAGCGCGACCTGGATGCCCGTTTCCCGAACAAAGTCCGCCGCCGGCAAGGCCGGGGCGGCGGCGTTGAACGGCACTTCACCGTGCTGCCAAAGCCCGTTCAATCGATTTTGACGCTGCGCCAGTTGAAGAGCGCGGAAACACCGTCGATCGACCTGGCGCCGGCGCAAGGCCATACGGTTCCGGAGCCCCTGCACGACACCAAGACCGAGCTGCGCCGCGACGCGATCCTGCTGGTGCTGAACTTTTGGGACATGTTCCGCGCGCGGGAAGCGTATCCGCTGGAAACGGCCCGGCATCTGTTCGTGCATATGTACCGGAACGGCAAGCTTGAGGGTATGCCGGAATGGGCGATGGCGGCGCTTCCCGCCGCCTTCTGCGCCAACACCCTGCGGAACTGGGAGAAGACGCGCGCCGATGGCGATTTCAACGCGCTGGCGGGCCGCTACGGCAACCGCCGGGGGACCGGCGTGCTGGATAAGGCTGAAAGCGGAAAGGTGGCCGAATTCATCGCGGCCCGGATCGTCGCACAGCCGATGCTGACGACGGACCATCTGCGCGACCTGGTCATCGACCGGTTCGGCTACGAGCTGGATGTGGACGGCGAAACCAAACCGCTACCGAACATTCGGTCCTTTCAACGGTGGGTCTCCGCCTGGAAGGAAGAGCACGACGAAACACTGTTGAAGCTGACCAACCCGGACGCGTTCCGGAACCGGACCAAGATTGCCGGGTCGAACATGAACCATTGGGTGAGCCGGCCCAACCAATTGTGGGAGGTCGATGCCTCGCCCGCCGACGCCCTGCTGCAGGACGGCCGGCATTCGATCTACGCCCTGGTCGATATCTATCCCCGACGCATGATGGTGACCGTGACCAAGACGCCGAGAACCGCCGCGGTTCTTAGCCTTATTCGCGCGGCGATCCTGGAATGGGGTGTCCCGGAAATCATCCGTACCGACAACGGTTCGGACTTCATCAGCCACGAGTTCCGCCGCGCGCTGTCATCGCTCGGCATTCACCAGGACATCACCGATCCATTCAGCCCGGAACAGAAAGGCACGGTGGAGCGTCATATCGGCACGCTGCAGCGCGGGCTGATGCGCCTGCTGCCAGGCTTCGTCGGACACAACGTCGCCGATCGCAAGGCGATCGAAGCGCGCAAGAGTTTCGCGGCCCGGCTGGGTGAAAGCGAAGCCAACACTTTCGTCGTCGACCTGACCAAGGAAGACCTGCAGGCAACCGTCAGCAAGTGGATCGACGTCAAATATCACCACAAGCCGCATTCCGGGTTGGCCGGAAAGACGCCATTCGAGGTGATGGCGGCCTGGTCGGGCCCGATCCGCCGGATCGAAGACGAGCGGGCGCTGGATATCCTGCTGGCGCCGATCGCCGGAAAGGACGGCTTCCGCACGGTGACGCGCCAGGGCATCGCCCTTGACCGCGCGCATTTCATTCACCCGGACATGATCCCTGGCACACAGGTGTTGTGCAGACAGGATCCGGAGGACATGGGCCGGCTGTATGTCTATGCCGCGGATGCCCGTGAGTTTCTCTATATCGCCGAATGTCCCGAGCGGCTTGGTGTGGATCCGGGTGAAGCGGTACGCGCCGCTCGCGCCGCGCAACAGGATCGAATCCGGAACGAGGCCGAGCCGCTGATGCGCGAGATCCGCAGCATCAAGCCGCGGGACATGATCGACGCGGTGCTGAATGTCGGTGAGGAAGCAACGGCGAACCTGACGACCTTCCCGCAAGCCGCCGAAGCCTACACCACACCGGAGATCGATGCCGCGGCGGAAGCCGGCCGGCACTACGCCGGCCCGGTCACACCGGCCGCTGCTCCGGTTTCGGCGCAGGAGGAAGATCACCACGACGCCATCATCGCGGACCTGGCCGAATTCCGTAGCCGCCTGGGAGCGCCTGAAGACGACCCCGAGAAAGCGCGATTCCGGAATGCATTGGATCTGCAGGAGAAGGTCGCCGCGGGCGAGCACGTTCCGCAGGACCGCCTGAAATGGCTGGTCGGATATCAGCAGTCGGCCGAGTACCGCAGCCTGCTGGCTATGTTTGAGGATTACGGGGAGCGCCTGTTCATCAGCTGAAAAAAAATCCCGCCAGGCGAATGGCGGGACAGGCACTCAATTAGGATGGAGTAGTAAATGTCACAAAGCATGAAACCGGTCAACACAATAGCCCCGATCCGTAACGTCGCGTTACTGTCGGGCCTGATCGAGCGGGTGGAGAACCGAACGCACGGTCTGCCCGGCATGGCCACCTATTACGGCCCCTCGGGATTGGGTAAATCCTTCGCCGCAACCTACGCCGCCGTGAAGCACGGTTGCTATCACGTCCAGCTGAAGAGCGCTTGGACGAAGAAGCACCTTTGCCAGATGATCCTGATTGCCTTGGGCGTCGAACCGGCAAAGACCATCGCTGCGATGGTCGATCAGATTGGCATGGAGCTCGCCGCCTCACGCCGCACTTTGATCATCGACGAAGCCGACTTCCTGCTGCAGCGGGGCATGATCGAGATCGCGCGGGACATCTACGAATCCGGCGCGGCGGGTGTTGTGCTGATCGGGGAAGAGTTGCTGCCCGGCAAGTTGCGGAAGTGGGAGCGCGTCCACGGACGTATGCTCGAATGGGTCGCGGCGCAGCCGGCGACCAAGACGGACGCTGCCTATCTGGCGCAGATGTACTGCCCCAATGTCGAGATCACTCCTGACTTGATGGAACGCCTGGTCTCTGCATCGGCGGGATCCACGCGCCGTGTTTGCACCAACCTGGACAAGGTTCGCGAACTGGCGCTGGTCGAGAACCTTTCGACCGTTGGCGTGAAGGAATGGGGCGATCGCTCGTTCCATCTCGGCCGGGCACCTGCCGCGCGGAAGGGGTTCCAATGAACAAGAAACGACCCCTGGAAGGCCGCGACGCGCTTTGGTTCAGCATCCGCGAACAGCGCGACGAATTCACCTATCGGAGCATTCTGACCGCGAAGGTTTCGCTCGATCAAAGCCGCGATTACATCCAAGCACTGCTCGCCGCGAACATCCTAAAGGAGTTGCCGGCCGGCGAGGCGGGCGACCGCCGTTTCAGATTGGCCGATGATCGGGGCATTCATGCGCCGCGAGTCCGGCAGGATGGAACTTTCCTGCCGCGCAGCAAGAGTGACGCGATGTGGACGGGCATGAAGATCCTGCAATCCTTCACGTCGAAGGATCTGCAG